CGCCGCCCAGTGCGGTGCCGGCGCCCCCAGTAAGGAGGCCCGTCGCTGCCAAAAGTCCGGCTACTCCGAGGGCCCAGTCGGCGCCTGTCTGTAAATTATCTAGTAGCTCTTTCGCATTCTTGTCCTTACGAGCCACTGCGGATGCCGCCTCATACGCAGATCGAAATTGCCCAGCATTGGCAAATGTATCGCGACAATTACGCACGGATTGCTCATTAAGAACTTGAGAGGAGACTTCACTAAAGTGGCGCCAGTTCTCCATTATTAATTTCATTTCCGACATGTATTAATAATCCTTAAATCGTATACAAATAATAAAGCGAATAAGGATCTCTAACCCAACCCTTGCGAATAGATCCCTTTTGAACCGCTTGAGGCACTTCTCCGAGTTCTGTAGAATCTGCTTTGTCCGGGTGGAGAAGTTCATCATCGTCCATTGCGATGATTGCTTCCGTCGATTCAAAATAGGGGCGCTCCTCATCGATAAAGTTAGAAATATTAATCAGCGCCATCTTTGATGTATTTAATTTCTCACTATAGGGTTTTTCCATTGTAGCTTCAAATGAACCATAGAAAGCTCCCGCTTGAATGGATTCGGGAATAACGAGACCTTTTTTCTTAAGGAATGAAAAAAGTCGGTTTTGGGCGCCATATACCAAATCTGAAACAATTTCCTTAGGAAATACTGTCACTTTGTTTTTAGACGCAGACAAGACTATATCTATATCCCCATGATCAAAAATCATAAGGTCTCCGTTCATACTCTTGCGAATATCCATTTCAAGTGTAACAGAGGGCGCATCTTCCTCTTTGCCAATTTTAATCGTTATTGGCATCTGTATAGATTTCCTTCACAAGCGCTTGTGTTTTTAAAACCGTCATAAGAACATCTTCTGTAATGGTTTCTTGGGCGAAGGAGTTTAACCTCTTGATGATTTCCTCAGTTTTCCGTAGCATTGTTTCGTCGCTTTTAATCTCTTTAACTGTTTTGGCTTTTTCTAGTTCTTCCTTCAGGCGCCCAATTTCATTGTTTAAATATATTTTAAGCTCGAGCGCATTATCCACAAAAGAAGTAATATAGCGCGTTAGTAATTCCTTTTGTTCCTGCAACAAGTCGGTTTCATATTTGGTATTAAATTTTTCAACAAAAGTTCTATACACTACATTGTCGATTCTCTCTGACGCGTCCTGGTCATCGGCTATTTTAATCATGTCGGCAATAATAATATTTTCTAAAATAACTTGATCTTTGGGAGAAATTTTATTTGAAAAAATTTGAGAGATAGTAGCCAAGCTTTTGTAATTCGGCACAAAGTTATTAAAGACGCGCGGTGACAACTCTGTATTCACATCGCGAATAAGTTCACTCTGCTGTTTAAACAAGCCATTCGCATCGATCATCCTTTGCTGCAATTTAACTTCTTTAAGAATCTTCTCGGATGTTAATCGATCAAGATTTTGATTTTCATACAAGGATTGATAACAATCTAAATCCTTCTTTAACAAAGTGCCTGGTTTAAAATGTTTCTTAATAAGGCGGGCCGCGGCTTCTTTTCTAGCAGTGTCCTTTTTCATAATGGCTACGGTTGCTTCTTTAATAAGAGCTTCGTAGACGAAGGCACTATTTCGCTTCTTGTTGTGTCTCGCTTTCATTCTCTTGCTCCGATGTTTCTTTCTTGTCCAAACCTTCAATCAAAGTACGAACAGATTCGTTTATTTCAAACAATTTATCTTCTTCTGTTTGCTCTCTCAAACTATAAATAGATTCTTTCTCTTCATAAATACCCTCCGACACGCCAACAACCCCTTTACTGAGTGCTTTTAAGCCGTCAGCATATCCCGGGAATAAGTTTCGAGGAACATTTCTAGCCTGTTCTGGGTGTCGTTTATACCCCCAATGGCGCTTTTTTCCACCGTCTTGGCGTCCATCTTTTCCTTTCTTCACGGGATAATAGGGCTTACCCTTTGAACCTTTAGTTGTGTATCCGCCGGCATAATCATGTTTAACTGAGTCACGCTTGCCTGCTGGTGGTGTCGCTAACAATGCGCCGGGCTTTTCTGCCTCTGCGCCACCAGCACCTTCGCCACCGGGTGGGGGAGGTGTGGTTGGCCCGGCGTCGCCGGCGGGCATTTCTGGGGGTGTTGGGAGTTCTCCTCCTAAGCCGTCTGCGGCGCCGGGCATGCCGAGCCCACCACCAAGACCACCACCAAAACCACCACCAGTCTCAGCCATTGCTGCCGCTTCTGCCACGCTTTGCAGTGCCGCATCATGCTTGCGGTCGTAATACATTTCCCGCTGGCAGCGGAGGAATTCCTCATTAGACAAAGCAAACACATGTTCAGCCACCCAGCGTCGGGAGAAAAAGCCTTCGGTGGCTGCCGCGGCGGTTTCAAACTTTGTCTTCCAATGTTCTAACTCCTGCATCTCTGCAATTCTAGAAGGATTGTTTAATGTAAGGCTAAATCCAATTAGATCATCGCCGCGAAATCCCAAAGTATAAAGATGAATGATTGCAATCTTCGTCAGTTCGGTGAGAATAACGCGCTGCAGTCTCTGAATGGTTCGCGCAAAACGAATGTCCTTTTGTGCAAGAGTAGTCTTATCTTCTTCTGCGCCCTCACCCATTGTCAAATATGACTGGGGGATTTTAAGCGCTGAAAATAATTTGTCACGAAGATACTTGATATCATCAATAGCTGAAATATTGTCAGCGCCGGCTAGCGACACGATATCTGTTGCAGATCCAGCGCGCACAGGAATGAAATAATCTTCTTCAATGCTCATTGGGTTATAACGAAGATCGATACGACCGGTATCGGGATTGACAATAGAGTGACGCTTAAGCTGTGTTACCACCTTTTGCATATACTGTTCCACATCTTGCGGCGGGATCGCGCCGACATCGATCTTGAAGACTCGACGTTCAGACGAACGAATAACGCGGTAAGCCATCATGGCATCTTCCATGAGCACTAACTGGCGCCAGATTCGGCGCGAGGCTTCAAGGATAGATGTGCCGTAAGGCATATACTTGTCGTTGCCTAGGATTCTAAAATGAGCAACTTGCCAGTTTTCAAACGTCATGCCGGCACTATTCCACTGATATTGAATATAATTGGGGTTTGTGCTGTCTTGGCCTTCAAGTCTTTCAACTTCTTGTGGAGGAAGTGCAATAACAGACTTTACCCCATACTTGTCATCAATGTCTAGATACAGAAAGAAATCCCCGTACTTGCACATAGTGCGACTCCACCCAAACAAGTTATATTGAACATTTAAAATATTGTCGAATAATACTGATAGAACGGCTCTTATCTCTTCGTTCGGGCATTTAATATTTAAAAGGGGCCTCAGTTCTGAATGTGTGGTCATCTCATCCGCATAGATGTCCAAGGATGAAGCTAACTCGGGCATATACTCCATTTGATCAAATCAATATATCTCTCAGAACGACGCTGGTTGGAGATGGCATTGTTGGCAAGAGTATCTAGCGGATTATAAAGTGTCTTTTTAAATTGTTGACCGGAAGCTGTCTTAAATCGAGAGGAAAACTTATCTAAATGTTGTCTTCTAATTCTGCGTCCCGATTGGGAGCGATAGTTAATAATTGGACCAGAAAATAATCGCGTTAAAGCTTTAAATAGATTGGTTTCTGGGTTGTTGGGGTTTTTGGTCTTTCTTGGGGGCGCCATATTTTATCTCACTTTATAATCCACATGAATTCATTGTATGTATTTTTTGCTTCAGCCATTTTATCAAGAATACTATCATCTTTGTAGCCTTTTTGACCTTTAACACGAGTATTAAAAGTTGTGTTACTGGTGATAATAGAATCTACAAAGGCTTTTTGATAGTTTAGATCTCGAGCATTTGTTTGAATCGCCGTGTCGCGAACCCAACATCCAATAGCAAGAGCCATTATCAAATCATCGTTATAGCCTTTCATAGCTTGTGGCTTTCCATTCCTCCAAATAAATGTTTTCATTTCGTTGACAATACGCGTAGAATATATCTTAATTAGTTTATTTCTGATAAACTCTTCTAATTTCGCAACTATAAGGGGGCGAGTTTTCATGGAGGTAGTAAAGCCCGCCACAGCATTGGTGAGTACTTCTCCTTGATGTTGGTCAATATACTCGTGAGTTGATTTAATCGAGTAATAAATATTCGGATATCCATATTCTGTCAGCTTATCTAAAACTGTGTAGCCAATGCTGTTGTTCTCGACCACCATCATCGCATTGCCATATTCTCTGCCCACTTGATTAAGCATGTTGGCATATAAATCGGGAGTTATCTTTCCTTGATACTCTCCGACAATTTCTAAGGTTTCGAGTTTGATTAAGTGAAAGGTTGAAAAGTCTGCGCCATCACCCCTAGCCACATCAACCACTTGCAAATAGTTGCATGTCGGGTCATACTCCTCCCAAATCCAGAAGTTACGATCAAAACCAGTGCGGAACTTAGGTTCTTTAACCGTAGTGAGCATCCACTCCATACACCCTGGATCAATAACAGTTTCGCCAGAAGTATTGAAATTGCATTGTAGTTCTTGCGCAATCTGGCGCTTGGACATGTTTTTCGTTTCTTTCTTATACCACGCCTCATCTCTCTCGGGGTGCACATCCCACGGTAGAATAGTGAGGTTAAAATTATTAGAACCCACTTGCGCATCGGCGCATGTTTTATGAAACCAGTTGCCCACGCCATTGGGCGTTGAGAGCGCAATACATCGGCCACCAGTTGACAGCGTAGGATATAGACCGGTCCACAACTCTTCGAGCCCATCGATATGTGCCGCTTCGTCAAGAACCAAAAGCGACAGAGCTTCGGAACGACCAGCATCACCAGACGTTGAAGCGGCCTTAATAGAAGAACCGTTTGAAAGTTCGAAGGATGTGCGGTTGTCGATATCGATTGTGGCAATCTTTAGCCAATCCGGCAGCTGTTTCATAATGCTCTTGAC